CAATGCAGACTTGGGACCGGTATTCTATCAGATGCGAGTGTATAACAAAGCATTATCTGGTGCAGAAATAACTCAGAATTATAATGCGGTAAAGTCAATCTACGGTATATAAATAAACTACTATGAAAAATAACGAATCTAAATTTTGCCCGGCGTGTAACAAGATGGAAAAACGCAACGAGTGTGGTTTTGGACCAGAGTATTGGGACAAAAATGCAAAGAGCGTTAAAGAAGAAGATGCTCCTGTAAACGCTGTTGGTGGTGGTGCCGTAGCAGGATTAGGTGTTGGTCCACAAGGCGAACCCGGTGTGAAGAAACGTAAGACTGCAACATTCATTTCATTTATGAAGAGGAAGTCAAATGTGGCTTCTTAGTTTTTTACCAACAGGATTTCTAGAATTTATCATCAACGCTACACTTATCGGTAGCGTTCTTGGCATTGTTCTAGGTTTTTTTGGTAGCAGACTACCCGTTGTTGGTACACACGCAACTATCATCAAATACGTTTCAATTGCTTTATTCTGCGTCGGTTTATACTGGAAAGGTGGTTTCAGTGTAGAAAAAGAATGGCGCGAAAGAGTTGAGTTGATGGAAATTAAAGTAAAACAAGCAGAAGCACAAGCTAAAGAAGCAAACGAACAAATTAATACAAGAGTTGTTGAAAGAACCAAAGTTGTAAGAGAAAAGGGCAAAATCCAGATTGAATATATCAACCGATTAGTTGAAGGCAAAACAGTTGAGATTGTAAAAGATATGAGTGAAGAGGAACGAGCAGTATTTGAAAAGAAACAAAAAGAATTACAAGATGCTCTGAAAAATTGTCCTGTGCCTAGAATTATCATAGAAGAACATAACAAAGCGGCAGGCGTAAAATGAAATTATATGCACTTTTATTCGTTGCGCTATTGTCTGGCTGTTCAACAACAGTTCCTGTAGTTGCAAAATTTCCTGATGCGCCTAAAGCATTGACTGAAAACTGTCCGTCTTTGAAAAAAGTTGAAAACGATCCAACATCTATCGTAGATTTGCATAAGACTGTAGTTGAAAATTACACACTGTATCATGAGTGTGCTATCAAAGTTGAAGAATGGAATGAGTGGCATGTGAAACAAAAGAAGATTTTTGAAAGTGTAAAATAATAAAGGAAAAGTATGGAACTGACAAAACAACAATTAAAAGAATTGCTTCCAAAAAATCCCTATGTTGACCAGTGGCATAAAGCATTAAGTCAATTACTGCCGGATTACGAAATCAATACACCACAAAGAATCGCAGCGTTCATTGCACAATGCGCTCACGAATCTGGTGGTTTTATTTTTCTCACAGAGAATCTAAACTACAAAGCAGAAAGCCTAATGAAAGTATTTCCAAAATACTTCAAAGATATGGCTACTGCAAAAGCATATGAAAAGAAAGCAGAAAAGATTGCAAACAAAATCTATGCTGATCGTATGGGTAATGGCAATGAAGCATCGGGCGATGGTTACAAATATCGTGGTCGTGGTCTAATTCAACTTACTGGTAAAACAAATTATACATGGTTTGCTGCATCACTAGAAATTTCTCCAGAAGAAGCAGCAGAGTATACACAAACATTTGAGGGTGCTGCACAGTCAGCATGTTGGTTCTGGGAAACAAATAAACTGAATCAATATGCAGATACAGGCGATATTCTTACAATGACAAAGAGAATCAATGGTGGCACAATAGGACTTGAAGATCGCAAGAAACATTATGCACATGCACTTCACGTTCTAGGAGTTCACTGATGAAATATCTATCACTATTGGTAGTATTTCTTCTAGCATCATGTGGAGAAAACTATCGTTATCCATGCCAAGACCCAGAAAACTGGGAAACAAAACAATGTAAAAAACCATATTGTAGTGCTAACGGAACTTGCCCTGAAGACTTGACACACTATGAAAAAAATAAAGTCGGCCAGCCTAATCAGCCAATGCAATTACCACAAGTTCCAAGTAAAGGAGAATGTAAATGATTAAAGATTTATGGGAAGGACCAAGATATACAAACGATGAGTTGATGGCACGACTGAAGTTTTTCATTGGTGTCATTCTAGGATTAACATTATTCGGTATTGTTTTTGTCGTATTGTATAGTTTAATTTTTGTTACTCAGCCGATGAATGGTATGAGTCCTGTTGACAACAAATTCTTTGAACTAATTATTCCTATTGCTACATTCTTGACTGGTACACTGTCGGGTATTATGTTAGCGGGTGACGATAAAGAGTTGAGAGGAAAAGCACTTGATGCTGCAAACAAGCCTTACACACCACCGCCACCACCACCTGCATCATCTGCATCATACACGATCATGCCACAATCTAGCGGATCCGGTATGTCATTAGCACCAACATCATTTGAGCCAGTGGCATCATTTGTTGCAGCAGAAGTATCTGGCTTTGGTGGTAAACCAGCACCAGCACAACCTGATCATCCAGAAAAATGATAAACTTTTTATCTAAAACCCTCTCAGGTGAAGGTGAAGGTAACCCAAGCAGCAAGAGACTAATTACCTTTCTTGCGTTCTTGCTGCTTGCTACTGGTGTAATTTCAGAATTATTTTTTGAAAAAAGATTGAATCCACAAACACTTGATGCTATCATGTATGTTGTGCTAGGTGGATTAGGTTTTACCGCATCCGAAAAATTCGTCTCAAAGGAAAAGAAATGAAAAAAGAAATCGCATTAGCGTCAATGATCCTAGCATTACTTTTTTTACCACTTTCACATGCCGCATTTGCTGCTGAACAAAAGAAAGTGTGTGTCAAAGAGTATGATAACAAAACTAAAAAAGAAAAAGAAGTTTGTAAAACAATTAAAGTGCATAAGAAATTAGAAGGCACAAAGATTCCTGAGAAGAAGTAAAATGGACGGAGATGTAGCTTTAAAGGTAGAAGTTGGAGTCCTCAAAGAAAAGGTAAATACCATTGCCGAACTTTGTGAAAAAATGGATCGTGTTATTGAAAAGCTTGCAGACAATAACACGAACATGGTCAATCAAATATACAAAGATATGGACAAACGAAAAGAGGACACTGTGAGTGATATTAAAGAACTTCATTCTAGAATTACCACGACGGATAGAAATCTTTCTGATAAGATTGAACTTACCGAACGTAGAATTATGGATGAAATTAAATCTTTGCGTGATCACATTACCGAACATAATGAGAAAGAAGATAGTGCTATGCAATCCATACTTCAATGGCGTTGGATGCTTGCTGGTGGTGTTATCGTCTTGGCATGGATTATCTCAAATGTCAAGTTAGAGTTTTTGGCAAAGTTACTAAATTAATTGACTTATGTGAGGAGTATTGATATAATGATTGCATGGCTCTATACATTGACACAAAATACATAAGATTAGTCTCCTCACGCTTACGTAACTTTAAGCAAAAAGGAGACAATCTTTTCAACATGAGTTGTCCTTACTGTGGAGACAGTAAGACAAATACTCTTAAAGCCCGCGGGTATGTTTTTCCTAAGGGTATCAATCTCATATATAAATGTCACAACTGCGGAGTAGGGGCAAATGTCGGAAATCTCATCAAGCACATCGATCCATCATTACACGACGAATACGTATTTGAGAAATACAAATCAGGAGCAACCTCCAACACGTATCATAGAACGAGTAGTCCAGCACCAAGAATCATCACCAACCCACCCAAATTTGGTCACATCAAAAAGCGCAGTATATTTGAACATGGGATATGGATCAACGATCTACCAAGTGGACATTTTTGTCTAAACTACGTAGAGAATCGATTAGTTCCTAAAGAACATTATGATAAGTTGTTATTCACTTCAAACTATAAAACATTTTGTGATGAATTAATTCCTGATCATGGAAAAGAATTGGTTGAAGATGCACGACTGGTTATTCCATACTTCAATTATCAGAATGAATTAATTGCAGTATCTGGTCGTGCATTAGAAACAAGCGACCGCACACTACGCTATGTTACACTGCGTACAAATGAATCAACAAACAAACTAATCTTTGGTACAGATAGAGTTGATCTGACCAAACAAGTTTATCTTGTTGAAGGTCCACTTGATTCTTTGTTTTTGAATAATTGTGTAGCCAGTGGTGATGCAAATCTTGCTTTGACGGTGAAAAATATTCAAGCAAAAAATGTTACACTTGTTTTTGACAATGAACCACGCAATAAAGAAGTCTGTAAGTTAATTGAAAATGCAATCAAATCAAATCATAATGTCGTAATTTGGCCTGATGGGATAGAAGGCAAAGATATCAATGAGATGATTCTGAATGGCTTTTCGGCTAGTGAGATTCAAGAAATCATACATACTAATACCTTTTACGGTTTAGAAGCGATAGCAAAGTTTACATTTTGGAAGAAATTATGAAAGTGAAATTGATTGGTGTCACTGCTCCTTATGCGGGACACAATTCTGCTGAAGATATGATTGTGTACATGGCACGTGTGTCAAATCCTAGCAATCAAGGAATGAATAGTGATCCATCAAGACTGATAAATTATTGTATAAAAAATGAACATTGGTCTATTTTTGAGATGGTCAATGTCGTTATGGAAATTTCCACAACAAGAGATATAGCAAGACAAATCTTGCGACATCGTAGTTTTTCCTTCCAAGAATTTAGTCAACGATATGCTGACCCTACAAAAGATTTAGGTTTTGATTTGCGTGAGGCTAGATTACAAGATACAAAGAATCGTCAGAACAGTATTGAGACTGAAGATAGTAAATTGAAATCTGAGTGGATGGTCAAACAGATGAATGTCATTTCAGAGGCAAAATATGCATATGAGTGGGCGATTGAAAATGGTATTGCAAAAGAACAAGCACGTGCAGTTCTACCAGAAGGCAACACACAGTCACGTATGTACATGAATGGAAGTTTGCGTTCATGGATTCATTACTGCCAATTGCGTATGGCAAATGGCACACAAAAAGAACACATGGAAGTAGCAGTTGAATGTTGGAAGATCATTAAAGAAAAGTTTCCTAATGTAGTAATAGCGATAGAACAATAATAACGGAGAAGAGATGGTAGATATTAGCAGTGTTAAAATAGACCTAGAGAGAGATAAATTATTCGATGAACTTGGAATCAAAAGACTTAAAGAATCATACATGCGAGAGACTGAATCAAGTCCTCAAGAAAGATTTGCATTCGTATCCGCTGCATTTGCAAGTAATGTTGATCATGCTCAGAGGCTGTATGATTACAGTAGTAAGCATTGGCTTTCTTATTCTACTCCTATTCTTAGTTTTGGCCGTAGCAAGCGTGGCTTGCCTATTAGTTGTTTTCTCCCCTATCTTGATGATAGTGCAGAAGGTCTTGTCAATACGCTCGCGGAAGTAAATTGGTTATCAATGTTAGGAGGTGGAGTTGGAATCGGCCTTGGAATTCGTAGTGCAGATGATAAGTCTGTTGGTATTATGCCTCATCTTCGCACTTATGATGCTAGTTCTTTGGCTTATCGTCAAGGTCGTACACGCCGTGGTAGCTATGCAGCTTACTTGGATATTAGTCATCCCGACATTCTTATATTTTTAGAGATGCGTAAGCCGACAGGCGATCAGAATATGCGCTGTTTGAATTTACATCACGGAATCAACATCACAGATGATTTCATGCAATTAATTCAAACATGTATGGCAGATCAACATGCTGATGATTCATGGGAACTAAAAGATCCGCACAGCAAAGAAGTTCGTGAAGTTGTTTCTGCACGTGATTTATGGCAGCGTATTCTTGAAACAAGAATGTTGACTGGTGAACCATATATTCACTTCATTGATACAAGTAATAAAATGATGCCAGAGTTTCAAAAGAAAAAAGGTCTGAGCATTAGACAATCAAACTTGTGTTCTGAGATTATTTTACCTACAGACAAAGAGAGAACAGCCGTTTGTTGTCTTTCGTCTGTCAATTTGGAGTATTATGATGAATGGAAAGATGACGAACTTTTTCTTCGGGACATGGCGGAGATGCTTGATAATGTACTTCAGCACTTTATTGACAATGCTCCTGATGCTATTAGCAGAGCCAGGTTCTCTGCTCTCCAAGAGCGCAGCATTGGTGTGGGGGCTCTTGGTTTCCATGCTTATCTACAAAAAAATAACGTACCGTTTGAGTCGGCGTTAGCAACAAGTAGAAACAACAAAATTTTTAAACATATAAGAGAGAAATTAGATGATGCGAATGTTCAACTGGGTTCTGAACGAGGTGAAGCACCGGATGCTAGGGGCACCGGATTACGTTTCAGTCATCTTATGGCCATTGCTCCTAATGCTTCTAGCAGTATTATCATGGGCAATACTAGCCCTTCTGTTGAGCCTTATCGTGCCAATGCCTATAGACAAGATACTCTTTCTGGAGCCCACCTAAACAAAAATAAATTCTTGGATAAAATTATCAAGGAGAAATGCGATGCAGACAAATCAATGGACTATAATGAAATCTGGTCAAGTATCATTGCAAACGACGGTTCCGTCCAACATCTGGAGTTCTTGGATGAATGGACCAAAGATGTCTACAAAACTAGTATGGAAATTGACCAACGATGGGTTGTGGACCACGCAGCTAACAGACAAAATTACATTGACCAGGCGCAATCCATTAACCTCTTTTTTAGACCTGATGTAAATGTAAAGTATCTACATGCAGTACATTTTCAGGCATGGAAGCAAGGACTTAAAACGTTGTATTATTGCCGTTCTGAGAAATTGGCAAAAGCAGATAAAGTGTCTAAAAAGATTGAACGTGAAATCATTCAAGAAATTGATTTGAAAGAACTTGCATCAGATAGTTACGAAGGATGTTTAGCGTGTGAATAATGAAAACAATTGCTCTGTTTGTTCAACATCCTAAATGCTCAGTACAGTCGTGCAATGGCGTAATCAAAGCACTTGGTTCAGATTACACATATAAATTATTTACTAAACATGAAATTGAAGACGACTTTTTTGATTCTGTGGACCTCGTATGTTTCCCTGGTGGGGTCGGTGATAGTGATGCTTATGACACATACTTTAAGTCTCATGGGCATCTTATCACCAACTACATCAAAAATGGTGGAAGATATCTTGGTATCTGTATGGGTGCCTATTGGGCTGGGCCTGATTACTTTAATCTTTTGTACGGAATGCAAGCAGTCCAATACATCAGACGACCAAACACCTGCACAAGACGATCATACTCAAAAGCAGTGAAATGTAACTGGAATGGCAAAACAGACAGATTCTTCTTTTACGATGGACCTGCATTTGTCGGAAATCCAGAATACTATGAAGTTATCGCAAGATACGCAAACGGTGATGCAGCAGCAGTAATTCAAGGAAACATAGGACTCATTGGTCCGCATTTAGAAGCTGAAGAATATTGGTATAGCAAACCATACTTACACAGACATTGGAACAACAATCAACATCATATATTGCTAAAAGAATTTGTTGACAGAATGCTGGAGAAATAATATGATAGGTGAAATAATAATGTGGGGCTTTTTTTCAGCAATAGGTTGGATGACTGCAAACTGGACAGTTGATAAGATTATGCCCGAGAAAGCAGAAACGCAAGTATGCTCTGAATGGAAAGAAGAACGTCAGACAGACGGAAAGATTCAACGAACAAGAACATGTGAGCCTAAAAAATAAAATGTGGGCATATATATTTACATTTCTGAGTATGTTTGTTACAGACATTGTATACACACAATTACTCAAATCAGTTCAGAATGATCGTCCTCTTGCATCAAGCATATGGGCATCACTAATAACATTTCTTGGTGGTGTAGCAATCATTAATTACACCAGCAACAACATGATGATTATACCAGCAGTGTTGGGTGCTTTTTGTGGCACATATGTTGGAATGAAATTACACAGGAGAAATAGAATTGGAAAAACAGATTAATTACGCGGATTTTATGGAACAAAAACGTGTCTTGTTGGAATATTTACAAGTCATGATAGCAAATGAAGATTGGCATGGTGTTGCAGATATGGCGATGGATATGCGTGAATTAGAAGCAAAGAACTCAGTAAACTTAAATTACAAGAGTAAATGAAATTATTCATAAACATCATTGCTTTCTGGATACTCATGACGTATTCAATATCAATTGGTGATCCAATAGCTATTGTTTTATGTTTGATTGGGTTTTTAGTTATGTTGGTGTTTATTGAAGAAATAGAAGAGAGCAGTAATAATTCACAGGAGACAATATGGCAAAGCAAAGAGGAGATTCAACCAACGCCCACAAGTCGGTTGAAAAAAGGACGAAGCAAGGCGGGTTGATTAGAACTGGCACTATGAATAAGAATGAGAAAAGAACTTTCAAGCCATATAAAGGTCAAGGACGATGAAACGTATACTAAGATTCACAGCATCATGGTGTGGTCCTTGTAAATCACTAGCGGCGAATCTGGCAGAAGTTGATGCAAAATATCCTGTTGATGTGATAGATATTGACATTCATCCAGACGTTGCGACAGAATATGGTGTGCGTAGTGTGCCAACTCTTGTTATGCTAAATGAAAACATAGAAGTAAAAAGAATAATCGGAAATAAAACATCAAGAGAACTTAAGGAGTGGATCTACAATGATTAAAAAGCAGCAAGCAAGATTAACCGATGAAAGAACATCTTTCAAACCCTTTGCATATCCATGGGCGTATGAGAGATGGCTTCAGCACGAACAGAGTCACTGGTTACATACCGAAGTTCCGATGCTTGAAGATGTGAAAGATTGGAAAAACAAATTAACACAAGAAGAGAAAAACTTTCTAACGCATATCTTTCGTTTCTTTACACAAGGTGATATTGATGTTGCTGGTGGTTATGTCAAAAACTATTTACCATATTTTCCACAACCAGAAGTTCGTATGATGTTGTTGGGTTTTGCTGCACGTGAAGCATTACATATCGCAGCATATTCACATTTGATTGAAACATTGGGTATGCCAGATACCACCTATTCGGAGTTTATGGAATATGAAGCCATGCGTGAAAAACATGATTATGTACGTGATATTAGCTCACAGAATGGTGATGCTGCTTCTACTGCTACTCACATTGCAGTTTTTAGTGCTTTCACCGAAGGAATGCAATTATTCAGTTCCTTTATCATGTTACTTAACTTTGCAAGACAAGGTAAAATGAAGGGCATGGGACAAATTATTACTTGGTCAATCGTTGATGAAACACAACATGCCGAGTCTATGATCAAATTGTTCCGTTCATACATTGAAGAGAA